ACACAGCCCACCGCCATCCGGTCGACGACGACACCCGCACCCGGGCGGATCTGCTCAACGAAGGAGAAGTAGGGCAGTTCAGCCGCATCACCGCTCGCGGGGAACAGCGGCGTGCAGGTGTAGGTGATGTTCGGCGTCGTGCCCGACTTGACGACCTTCCCCAGGCCAAACGCCATCGCCCAAGCGCCGATCTCCGCGCCGAGATATTTCTCCAGAGTGCCGTTGACGTCCCAGGACGTCTGGAAGGACTGCGTCGGAAACTCGTGGCCCTTGCCGAACTCCTCGGCGTCGTTTTCAGTGTTGAGCTTCGGGTTGGCGAGCGTGGCATTGAGCTTCCGCAACTGCCACATCTGGACGCCGGTATTGGGCGTCGCAATGCCGGCCTGCTTCTGCTTACCGAAGCAGATCTGGATTTCCTGCATCCTCGCGACGGACATCAGGCGTTACCTCCTCTTCCGTGACTTGCCGCCAACCCCGCACCATGAGCGGCACGATCTTTGCCGGCGTGGCTTCCACTTCTTGCACGTCGCCATCAGGCGAGCGCATGAGCACGGTTTCAGTCATCTCCCATCTCCATGAAGCTGAGCGGCGCCTCAAAGTAGTCGAGCCCCTCTGCGTCGGTCTGCCGGTCAATCCGCGGTAGGTCCATCGGATGGCAAGATGGATGCACGGTGGCGTTGAGCATCGGCACACCTGCCGACACCGGCACACCCTTACTGATCAGCCGGAACAGCCGGTAGTACGCGGTGGGCGGGTCACCGTCAAAGGTCTCGCGCGCCCGCAGATACAGCGTGACCTGGTGACGCCAGACATCGACGCCGCCGAAACTCGACGGCTGCGTTCCCTGCCAGGCGGCCATAATCCCTGGCGCGGGCATGTCGTGGATCGCCGCCGCGAGGCTCGCGCGCTTCGGATACTGATCGTGGTAGGCGAAGATCCGCTGCTCGTCGCCGCCCATCTCCATGACCAGTTCTGGGATGTCGCGTAGCAGAGCGACGAGGTTATTGACCAGTTCCGCCGGGTTGATCATCGCTGCTTTCCTCCCAAGGCGCGTTCCACGAGTAGACGTGGCTTCATTGCATCGAGCATCTTCCGGGCTGCCTCCATGACCGCCGCCTTGTTCTTCGGCGAGAAGACCATCCAGGCGTCGCGCTTCTGGTTGGCCCAGGCCTTGATCCGGTCCTTGCGGGTCGAGACGTTGGCCTTGGCCCGGTTCTCGCTCACCGTGCGGACCTGGAAGTTGCGCAGCAGGTCGCCCGACAAGGTCAAATTCCGGCGGTTGCCCTTGCCTTTCCGCGTCTTCCAGATCGCGTAGCGCTTGGTGAGCGGCTTAGCCGCGGCATCCTCCGGGCCTTGCGCGGCGGCAAGCCTGGCCTTCACTGCCGTGACGCCCGCCGCGCCCAGTTCATACATCTGCCGCTGGCGGAAGTTGAGCAGGTCGAGCCGCAGTTGCTTCTTCTGGTAGACACGGACGCTGGGCATCGCTCGCTTCAGAGAACTTGTGCGCAATTGCCCACAAGTCGCCAGCCTCCGCCGGATATGGCGGAAGTCCGACTTCCGGAAGATTTTCCGGAAGTCAGCCAGCCTTGCGGAGCCGGAGTACGGCGGCGCCCTCGGCGTCGGCCTCGATGTCGAAGACCTTGACCGGACTTCACTTCATCGCGGCCTCAATACTGCCGAAACGGCAGAAGTCACAGAAGTCATGTGAGGCTTGACACCGGGTGGGGACTGGTGCACTCTTTGATTCGGAGCCAAAAATGGAAATTCCGGTTGGCATTAGGCGGCCACTTCAGATCGCGTGGATGATGAATCGAATCTTCCTGGCGACAGTCCTTTCGTCACCCTTATCCTGGGGATACCAAGTGGTCGCCGAGGTAAACGGGGAGAAAATCCTTTATTCTGATCTCGAGGCGGAAATCAAGCCTCAACTGGCCATCATCGAGGATCAGATAAGAAGGCTCAAGGAAGCAGTGCTCAGCCGAATGATCGACAACGCGCTGATTCGCCAGGCGGCTCGCGCGGAGCAACAATCGATCGAGTCTTTTGTGAACAAACGGATAGCCATTCCGGAGATTACCAAGGCGGAAATCGACGCCGAGTTCCAGCGTAGCAAGGACCGCTTTTCGGGCGCCATCGAGCCGGAGATCAAGTACCGTATCCGCCGAACCCTCGAAGATAGCCGCCGTGCATCCGCATTCCGCTCCTTGATCGAGGAGTTGCGGGCGCGCGGCAACGTCCGCAATCTGCTGATGGAACCCTCCACCGGCGATCTGGACTTGGCCGCGCGCAGTTCGTCGAAGTACCTTGGCGCCTCGGACGCTCCGGTTGCCATCGTGGAATTTCTCGACTATCAGTGCTCCTTCTGCCGGGCTGCGCACAAGGAGGTGATGAAGCTTGTGCAGCGGCACAACGGAACCGTTCGGTACACCATCCGCCACTTTCCGCTGAGCCGACATGCAAGGGCATTCGAGGCCGCTAGGGCCTCGGTTTGCGCAGAAGGATCGGCAGATTATTGGAACTATCATGAGGGGCTGTTCCGGGAAGGGGGGCTGGATCGCGACGAACTTGTGCGGCTGGCGGTAGCCACTGGAATGGAACGCGACAAGTTTGAATCCTGTCTTTTATCGCCGGAGTCGGAGCAGCGTGTGGCCAGGGATGTGGAACTGGGCAAACGCCTGGGTGTGGACCGGACGCCGTACTTCTTTGTGAACCGGCGCCGTGCATTCTCCGCACAGGAGCTGGTCGGCGCCATTGGCGCGGAGTTGAATGCCCTTTCCGGCCAGGCCGAAAGGGTGCGGTGAACGAGATGCCGGCGAAGGCGGCTACCTTGTTATTGATGGCTTCCCTGATGTGGGCTCAGACACCCTGGCTTGAGGTGAAGGACGGCATTGTTGGGAAGCAGCTATTGATTGAGCTGAAATCGGGCGGTCAGGCGGCTGGGAAGTGCCAGTCCACGGACGCGGTCTCCTTGACCCTCATCTCGAAGGACTCGACCGCTCAGAAAATCCCAGCGGCGGATATTAACAGGATCACGCTGGAAAGGCGGAAAGGGCCCATGCGGGCGTTGCTGGCGGTTACGTTTGGGCTGGGCGCTGCTGTGGTGGCGGGACTTGCCGGTGGCTCTCTGCGAGAGGGTGGGGCCGGCTCACGGCAAGTCGGAGCCATCTATGGATCGCTGGCGGCCGGTGCGGCCGCCGGTTACATAGTAGGCCGCAAACTCGATAAAAAAACGGAGGACATTCTCATCATTACGCGGTAAGGAGACTAAAAATGTGCACTCAACTGACTCGATTGCTCGTCGCTGGGGTGTTGCTTGGCGAGAGTTGTTTGGTCGCCCAGCAGGTGTGCCGCGTGTCGCTGGCCGGAGCGACGCGAAACCGCAGAGTAGTGGGCGACGTTTACGCCGAATGCCCGGGCGACATTATCAACTGCATCCCGTTTCTTCCGGTCGAGCATTCGATTCCATTCGGCAATTGGGGGGCAACCTCAAACTTCGGACAGAAGCAGGATGGCCACCAGTTTCAAGGATGGTGCAACAACAGCTGGGTCCGCGACAACTACGGGAACTGGAAACTGGAATGCCGGGACGGCTGGTATGAATGGAACAGCTGCTATCAGAGCCAATGGGGTCCGCCCAATTGCACGCTGTTCAACTACGCCAGTTGTTACCAGCAGGCGACGGTGACGGGAAACAACGTACATGGAACAATCGGCTACGACGTGTGGACTTCGTGTCCGTACGATTGGAACGGAGACGGAGCCTGCGATACCGGCGGCTGTTTGAACATGACGTCCATGGGAACGTCTAACAACTTCATGACCCTGTATGAGCTGGACAAGTGCGATGAGGACGAACTTGTCCAGAGCCTTTATTTCCCGGCAACTACTGCCTACACCTCGTGCAGCATCTGGGGCTGTTCAGCGGCCGGGAGCAACTGGGTGACACCAACGTTCTATGACACGCCTTCCTGGCCGCCAATCGTATATTCCGAGTTCGCGTTAATTTACAACGGCGCCTACTTTATCGATCAAAACTACTATTGCGAGCAGTTGAAGATGTACGATCCACGGTACAACTGCTACTGAGGCCCGCAACTCGCGAAAGGAGAAAGTCATGAAACCCTGTGGCGTTTCCTTATCGGTTGCCTCTTTGTTGCTCGCCTCCATGGCCAACGGCCAGTCCGTGATTCGGGGCCGTATCCAGGGCTCTGGCGGTGAATCGCTTCAGGGAGATATTACACTTGTCTTCGTGGGATCTTCAGGCCTGACGCTGACCAATCATCAAACGGATACGCGAGGCCACTTCTCCATTCCTGTTACCGTGTCCCCGTCTACTATCGTGGCGAAAGCAGACGGGCATGTATCCGCAGAAACTTCGGTCTCGGCTGTGCCGCGGGATTACGTCCTGATCCTGGACCGGGCAGCGGTGGTCGCCGGAAGGGTGGTGGACGAAACCGGGCAAGGCGTGGCCGATGCCACGGTTGCGATCCGCTATCTGGGGCAGCAGCGGCGGTTTCACTTCGGCCAGGAACAAGGCAATATCTCAACCGACAAGCTCGGCTATTTCACGCTCCCCTTTGTCGCCGCTGACAAGCCATTCGTGGTCGATGCTTTCAGTGAAACACGACCGGTGTCCTCTTCGCCCGTCCAAATAGCCACGGTCGAGGGCCTCAAGGGAATTCAGATCGCGCTGGTGAACAGAGGACAAACGGTGCGAGTGGAGCTGGAACCAGGTGGTTCCAGTCCCATAGCAGGCTTGAAGGTCATGTTACGCGCCACCGGGGATGGGGAGCCATATTCTGCGGAAGTTCGGAGCGGATCCGCGTTTCAGTCGCAAGCGGTACGCGTGAAGGCGTTCTCCGGCCAATCAGTGGAGTTCCACGGCGTGCCCGCTGGCAGAATCACTGTTATTGCCGAGGCCAGCGGCCAGCGGCGCAAGGTGGATGCGGTGGTTCGCAGAGAGGAGCCGTTGGTTGTGCGGATTCCGCTTCCAGCCCTGGGTCGTTGAGTCACGCAGGACCTGACGAGGTTTGACCTCAGACCGACGAAGTGTATTTTCTCGCGTTGAAGTCCGCGCCGCTTTACGGTGTTTGGTGGCGGTCGCCGCAGTGCAAGGAGAGGCCTCCGGTTTCCTTCCCTTGCATCCCTTTCTTTCCCCGTTTTCGGCCGCGGCGAGCCGGGCCTTCACTGCCGTGACGCCCGCCGCGCCCAGTTCATACATCTGCCGCTGGCGGAAGTTGAGCAGATCGAGACGTAACTGCTTCTTCTGGTAGACACGGACGCTGGGCATGAATCGCCTCAGAGAACTTGTGCGCAATTGCCCACAAGTCGCAAACCTCCGCCGGATCTGGCGGAAGTCCGACTTCCGGAAGATTTTCCGGAAGTCAGCCGGCCTTGCGGAGCCGGAGTGCGGCGGCGCCCTCGGCGTCGGCCTCGACGTCGAAGACCTTGTAGCGGACGCCGTCTATCTCGACCTCGTCGCCGCGCACGGGCGCGGCAGGTAAGTCTGCCAACCGAACGAACAGCACGGCATAGACGCCCGGTGATGTGTCCTCAGCTTCCCGCGCTGGCTGAAATACCGCTCGGACGACGGCCTGCCCCCCCACCTCGGGAAGGTAGAGAACCTCCCGCCCGAAGACCCGCAGGCAGGCCTCGTCCAAGCGGCTCACTTGGTCCGCAAACGTCATCAGGAGATGAACGCCCCGTTCAGCCGGACCCGGCCCGTGGCATCGCCGTCGGCCGCAGCCCTCACCGCGACGCCGATCAGTTTGTTGCTGGTCGCGGTCTTGGTGATCACCTTCGTCGTGTTGTTCCAGTAGATCAATGTGCCCTGCGACCAGCCGGTGCTCGCGCCAGCTTCTCGGGTCAGATCGAAGACGCCCGCCACCTGGAACTCGCCCTCTTCGCCGCTGGCCACGTCGGTCGCGGCCACGCCGAAGATCGATCCGACCAGCGCGCCGCCGCCCGAGCTCACCGCGTACGGCGCGGTCAACGTCAGAGTCTCACCCTTCTGCACGTAGTTCTTCATCGTTCAGTCCTCCTGATCACGCACCAGCGTTCTTTTGGAGCCCGCGCCAGTCAATCGCCTTGGCCCCAAAGTCGAGCCGCGCTTTGATCTCGACGCCATCGACATCGAAGCCCTGCCGGGTTTCGATGTACACGCCGTCCTGACCCTCGAGGTAGGCGTATTCGATCGTGTCGATCTGATCCGGCGAGGCGAACAGATACCAGGCCGTGGTGCTCGCCGCGTCGAGCCGGGGTTCGGCAATCGGCGTCAGGGCCCGGATGTAGTCCGGCACGAGATCGGCCGATTTCGCCGGCGCCAAGTTCGGCGCGATCATCTGGAAGGCCGCGAGTTGCAGCGCCACCGGCACCACCAGATAGCGCGGCTGCACGTTCAGCACGGTGATGCCATCAAGGCCTTTCTGCTTGGCCATGGCCGCCATGCCCGCGCCCAGGCCCGTCAAGGCCAGCGCGCTGCCCGTGCCCGTGTTGAGGTTCGCGTGGTTCGCGTGGAACAGCGCCACGCCGTCACCCATCGCCGGGTTCGACGTGATGATGCCCCACACCGTATCGCTTTCAAGCGTCGCCGCCGCCACGCCGAACCCGGCGGGGATGCGCGTGAAGGCGCTCAGATCGTCGTTGATGATCGTTTGCCGGGTGATCGAAACGATGCGGCCATAGGTGGCGAGCTTGTAGGTCTCCTTCGATTCGGCGATCGAGCCGTGGGTGAACTCCCCCTTCTCGTTGACCTTCATCAAGCTCGGCGCTTCGCCCAACTGCACGGCGTTGATGTTTTTGAAATCGACCGCCGAGCGCCGGCGCGAGAACGGCAGGAAGGTGCGCGGGTAGGCTTCATAGGCCTGCCGCAGGGTCTTGTTGGCGACATCGGCGAGGATCGAGGGGAAGTCGGAGGTCGACAGGGCGAGCTTGGCGATCTCGTGGCGCGGCAGCCGCCTGGTGTGCGTACCGGAGATTTCGAGGCACTCCTTCGCCAGATCGAGCAGCGTCTGCCCGGCCCAGTCGCGGCCGAGGTCGTCCTTCAAGGGGAAGACCGCCGGATCGTAACGGTGCAACAGCGCCGCCATGATCCCGGCGCGGCGGGTGTCGGTCTGATCGCGCGTGACCACGGCGGCCGCGCTGCGGATGGGATTGCGCTCATCCTCTTCAGCCCGCTTGTCGAGCGCCAGTTTACGGAACTCTTCAATCGAAGTGCCCGCTTCGACGTGCTGAGCGACCAGGCGCGCATCGACATTCAACGTTCGCCCGACCTTCTCGATCTCCCGGATGCGCGTGCGTTCGGCGAGTGCGGCGGCCTGACGTTCGGCATCGAGGTTGATCTTCAGTTCGTCACGGGCCTGTTCGCCCGTGGCATTGTTCTTGGCGCCGGCAACGCCGGCTTCCACGATGGTTTCATCCATCTTCTGCTCCTGTGGGCCAGTTGCCCGTTCGAACTTGAACCCCGCGCCCGGATCGGCGCCGATGGGCACGAGCGACACTTCCTCGGGTTCCCAATCGGTCACCAGCACCTGGCGCATTGCAGATCCCTGCGGCGTCACGTCTTCGATCGCGTGAATCGCGACACCCATGGAGGCATTGCGCAGGATGCCGTCCTGAACGTCCTGCCACACCGGGTCGACGTCGGCGCGCTTCGAAAACCGAACCGTGGCTTTGCCCTGGCCGTTCTCGACCCAGGCGCGCACGATCACGCCGATCACATCGTCGACGGTGAAGTCGCGATGAGAATTCAATAGCGGCGCCGCGCCGCTCGCGAGACGTCCCATGCGGATCGCACCCGGCTCCATCGAGAAGCGCATTTCGAATGGGCCGCGCGCGTCGTAGCGGCGGACGGATGCGCCCGTGTACCAGGTCAGCGTTGCGGTGCGTTCGTCGCGGTCGGCTGGGGCGAGCGCCTCAAACTGGGCTGCCAGCCGTTCTCTCATTGGGGTCATTTTGAAGCTCCTTCTGTTGCGCACCGCTCTGCGTGACGCGGCGCGGATCGCAGTCGAGCACGATGCCGCGCTCATCGAGCAACCTGTTGATCTCGGCGATCTGCTCCAACTGTGCGTCGGGGTCGTAGCCCTGCTCGGCGATGGCTTGCCGCAGCGTGAGCGTTCCGGTGCGCAGCCGGTTCAAGGTGGCGACCGAGTCTTTGTACGGATCGACGCTGCCGAAGCCGGGCGGCGTCCACTCGGCGCGGAACGGCCCGGGCTCGGGGATGGCGCCAGCGGCGTAGGCAACCGCAAGAAACCGCTCCCAGACCGGCGTGCAAAGCATTGGAATGAAGGTCAGCCAGCGAAAGCCCTCGATGCCGTTGCGGAAGCTGAGCAGTCCCGCGCGGTAGCTCGAGTAGTTCACGCGCGAGAGATCCCCGGTCAACTGCTCGTAGGTCAGCTGCAAGCCCGTGGCGATTTGAGCCTGCTTGGCGGCGACATAGTCGCGGTAACCCGCCGAGGCCGACGGAGAAGCAAAGGTGATCTCCTCGCCCGGCTTCAGGTACTCGATCATGCCCGGCTCGAAACTCTCGACGCGCTTTCCGGTGGCCGGGTCCGGCGCGGCCGGCGCAATAGGCGGTCCATCCGGGCCCTGCGGCTGCGTCACAAACGCCGCAAAGCAGGCCTCGATCTTCTTACGGACCAGCTCGGCTTCCTCGTACTCATCGAGATCCCGCAGCGTGACCACGACGGGCGCAAGCCACGGCACGCCTCGCACCTGCCCCGGACGGTCTTTCCGGTAGATGTGCAGGACTTCAGTGGACGGCACGCGCACGGATTGCAGCGACGCCCCGCCACGTACGCCCGTCTGCACGACGTCGCCGGGATGCTGACCGTAGAGCCAGTAGAAGATGCGCCGGCCCACCAGATCGAACTCGACACCCTGGATGATGTAGCCCGTCTCGGTCTTCTGCGTCTTCGTGTGATCGAGGTAGTCGGGCTCGAGCACCTGGATCTGTAGCGGAACCGTGAGTCCATCGCTTTCGCGCCGCTGGCGGAAGCGCACCAGACATTCGCCGCTTTCAAATACCGTCCGCGCAATCAGCGCCTGGAGACCGTAAAAATCCAGTTGCCCGTCGGCGTCACACTCTTCGATCCAGTCGGCCCAAGCCACGTTGATGAGCCGGTCCAGATCCGGCCTGCCGCTCCGCGCCTGGGCCGTGATGCCCGTGCCGATGGCGTTGCCTACGATCTCTGCCACGGCGCGCGCCGCGTAGGCGTTGTTGCGGATCAGGTCGCGCGAGCGTTCGCGCAGTTTCGACAGCGCCACCGAGATCTCGGCGTTGGCCGAATTGCCTGTCGTGACCCAGCCGCCCGTCCGGCGGTCCGTCCGCGCTCCTTCGTAGGCCAGCCGGATGAATTCTCCCGCGCGGCGTGCGCGCATCCGGCGCAGACCCGTCTCGGGCGACACCCAGGCGATCGCTTTGTCGAGCCAGTTCATCCTTTTGAGGTCTGAGCGAACGAGAAACGGTCTGTCGCTGTGCCGGATTCGGTGGCGAGCGCTTCCTGGATCACGGCCCGCGCCTGGAGGAGTTCGTCCATCGATCGGTAGGTCACCGTGCGGTCGCCGAAGCGCACGGTCAGCTCGCCGCTGGCGATCGCCGCTTCGATCGCATCCAGTTGCTGCTGTGTCCAGGGCATTCAGAACTTCCGCCGTTTGAAGTAGAACGTCGCCCGCGTCCCGAACTCGCGCACCACGGCCACCAGTTCCCAACCCTGTCCGCCATGCTCGGCGAGCAGGTCCGCCGATTCCGCATCACCGCTGACCACCAGGTACTCCCAGGCGCCAGGCGTCCCCAGCGCGCTTGGCTGACTTCTCACTTTCATCGCTCGAGCCACTTCCTTCCCCGCTCGCCCAGCCAGCGTTCGCGATCCCGGTCATCCTCCGGCACGGGACGCGGACGGTTCGCGGCCAGGATCCGGTCGGCTTCGTTGTCGAGAGACAAGCCCATCGACACAAGGGCCCGCAGCGCGGCGTAGGCATACACGCGCGCGTCGAGCGCCTCCTGCCGCACACCCGGTTTCGGCCGCCACTCGCGCTTGGGCTGGCCCTTCGCGTAGGTCGTCACCAGGACCTCGCCCAAGAGCTGCTCGAAGTAGCCTTCTTCGCGGTCGGCTGGAAAGTGCGAGTAACCCGGCGTGCCCGGAGTCGGGTTCTTGAGCCGCCCGTAGATCGTTTCCTTCGCCGTATCGGTGCCGACGATCCACGGCTTCTCGCCGCGGATGTTCTTCGCCGTCGGCTTGCGCTGCCAGACGGGCAGCGGCCCGCCCTTGCCCTTCACGGCGAAGATGCGCCGGTGATACCGCGTCCGGCAGAACTCATAGACAGCCTGCGATTCGTATCCGGAATCAATCGAGCATGCCGCCACGGGTAGCGAGATCCCCGTCTCGTGCTGCCAGCGCCGCTCGAGATACGTGTCGAGCTCCTGCCAGACCAGCGCGCCCGACGGATCGCCCGGCAGCACGCGGTACTCGATCGACCACGATTCCTCGCCGCGGCCCCAACCGACGAGTTCCAGCTCGAGCCGGTCCTTCTGCACATCGACGCCCGCGGTCAGCACGACGGCCCCAAACGGCACTGCCGCCCGGTAATGTTCCCGGCGCGCCATCACCGTCGCCTGGTCGACCGTGGTTTCCGCCGCATCGTCCCAAGGCTCGGCGAGTACCGTGTTGACGAACTCCCGCAGCGTCTCGATCGACTTCTTGTCGGCGAGAAACTTCTTCGCCAGCGCGCCCCACTTGCGCCACGGCGAGTACAGGCCGTTGATCCAGAAGCCGGCGATGTCGGCCACCTCGGGCCGGGCGGCGCGCCACTCGCCGGCCTTGAGCATCTGATGCTTCTGCCAGTCGGCAATCAGCTTCGAGCAGTGCTCGCAGCGGTACTGCGCCTTCTCTGGCGCATCCTTCGGCCAGACGAGGTTGCCCCACGCGAGCACCTGATACACCCCGCAGTGCGGGCAGGGCAACCAGAAGCTCTGCTGGTTAGAGTTGAGCCAGGCCTGCTCGATGCGCGAGGCGCCCTTGGTCGTTGGCGTCGAGCAGAGCACGATCTTCCGGTTCCAGAAGTTCGCCGTGCGAGTGATGGCAAGGTTCACTGGATCGCCTTCGCTGCCGGCGCTCGCCGGATACCGGTCCACCTCGTCGAGCAGACAGTAGCGGATCGAGCGCATCGCGAGACCCGCCGGTGAGTTCGCCGCCGCGAGCGTAATCGAGCCGCCCAGAAACTTCTTGTGCAGGATCGTATTGTTCGAATCCCGCGATCGCGCGTCGGCTACCTTGCCACGCAGGCACGGCGTGTCGCGCAGCATCGGCGCCAAGCGGTCCTTCGAGAACGCCTCGGCGTCGACCTCTCGCGGCTCGACCAGCAACACGGGACCCGGATCGAGGTCGATGATGTAGCCAAGGAAGTGGCCGAGCAAACTGGTTTTTCCACTCTGCGCCGCCCACATCATGACGACCGTCTCGTAGGGGCTCGACGGGCCCATGGCGTCCATCACCGCGCGCTGATACGGCGCCCGGTCCGTGCGCCACTCGCCCTTTTCTGCTGCAAACTCCGAACTCAACCGCGCATTCTGGTCCGCCCATTCCGACACCGTCAGGTCCGGCGGCGGCAACAGCACATCTGCCGCGAGGATCTGGATCTCGTCAACGCGCATGTTGGACGGCGCGGTGGGTATCGTTGAGCAGGACGCGCGCCTCGCGCATCAGCACGTCCCACACCTCGCGTTCATCGGTTAGGGGCGCCACCTCCGGCGCAACGCGGTTCGGCCAGGCCATCACGGTTTCCCGGATCACCACGAAAATCGCCTCGATCCGTTGGCGAAACAGATCGGTCTCCATCAGCTTGCCCATCCGCTGGTCGTACTCCATCTTGCGGAGCCGGGCTTTGAAGACCATGTCGGCGGTCTTGGCCTGGGCAAACGTCGTCCCTGTGGACGCGGTCTCAATCGGAGCGGCTGCCACGCGTTCCGAAACCGGCTCGGGCCGGTCATCGAGCACAGCGTCCGAGGCCGGCGCGTCCACCTTGCCGCCACGCATCACCAGGACGCCCGCCTTGGCCAGCCGGCTGATGTACTGGCGGCTCTTGCCGCGGTGCCGCGCGTACTCGGCCTGGGTCATGAGCCTATCCGACATCTCCGGCCCTATCTGTTTGAAACGTCGCGAGATTCAGTTGTTCGATTCTGCTTGATTGTCCGGCGCCCCCGAGTGATGAATGGAGTCGCAATGAGGAACACCAAAGCACAATCGACCACGCAACAAACCGCCGCTCACCTGTACGCCGAGCGGTACGCCGAAGCCCAGGATCTGCTCGAGCGCATCGCCACGCGCCTCGCCGAGCACAAGAAGCGGCAGACCGCGCGGAGCGCCGACTGGGGCTACGCGGGCGACCTCGGCCGCATCACCGAGCAGCTCGCCTACGTGCTCGCCGACCTGGGCGACAAGAGCGCGGTCGACGCCAAGGGCCTCGAGTACTGACCAGCAAGGAGACGAACCATGACCGCACAACCCTACATCGAATGCTCGCTTTGCGATGACGCCAAGCCAATTCACCGCGAGCTCGTGTTGACCAACCGCGAGGGGCTGCTCCTCGACAAGGCCCAGTTCTGCCGCGACTGCTGGAACGACATCCGGCAGTCGGTCGAGGACGCCAGCGGCCTCATCGACCGCCGCCAGGAGGGCTGACGCCATGGCCATGACGCGCGAAAGAACTGATCGCCTGGGCCACGCGGAACGGCTGGAAGCTCGACCGCTGGGGCCACCTCAAGAAGGAGTTTTCCAATGGCACGCACCGCTTGAAACTCAGCCACATTGCCGCCCGGCATGAGCTCGCGACCCCATTCGGGTGGGCGAGAGTTTCGAGCGGCTACTACAAGAACTTGCAGCTCACCGCCGACGATCAACTCGCCGGCATGACCCGATAGAAAGGACACCCAACATGACGACGTTTGCCATCGACAACGACAACACGGTCACCGCCTACCTCGCCGGGGAAGCGATCCCGGAGGAGCACGCGCGATTCTCGAGCGAGAAGGAACTCGCCAAGCTCGCCGCCAACTGGCCCACCGAGCGGCTGGTCGAGATCTGGAACGGCTTTGCCGGCGTGCCGCCCTTCGGAGACCTCAAGCCGGTGAAGAAGTTCACCGACCGCAAGACCGCCGTCGCGCGGATCTGGAAGGCGGTCCAGGCCCTGACGCCCGTCCCTGCGCCCCAGGCGGCCCCCGTCGCGCCCAGGAAGACCAAGGAGGCCACGGATGCCACTCAGCCCCAAGACGCGCGCGAAGGCAGCAAGAAGGCCACCGTCCTTGAACTCTTGCATCGCCCCGAGGGCGCCACGCTCGCCGACATCATGTCGGCCACCGGCTGGCAGGCCCACAGCGTCCGCGGCTTCATCAGCGGCGCGCTCGGCAAGAGGATGGGCCTCACCGTCGAATCTCTCAAGACCGCTGAGGGCGCCCGGGCGTATCGCATCAAACCTCAATAACATCAGCGCCGCACCCTCCGCCGCCAGCCTCAATCGCTGGCGGCTTCTCTCTTCTGCCGTACGATCCCCTCGATCCGTTCCTCCAGCAAAGCCTCCCGCAGGTCAGCTTCGGCCCTCCGAAGGTACAGACCGTTCAGGCGCAAAATGATCCGGCTCTCAAGCTCGGCCAGTTCCTTGCGCACCTCGGCCAGCAGCGCCCGGTTCTGGAGACTGACGTAGGTAGCGATGAGCCCTGAAACCAGCCCGATGCCAGGCACGATTGCCGTCAAGATCCGCTCATCCATTGCTCATGCTCCCGCTGCAAGATGCGAAGCTCCTGAGCCCAGTCGTGCAACGCCAGGCACAGGCCGGCGACATCCGGATGGCCGGCAAGGATCTGCCGTTCGATCTCTGCAATCTCCCGGCGGCAGCGCTCAATCTCACGCCCGAGCGTGGACTCGTTCGTCGCGGATCTCATCGAAAATGTGCCCAGTCGCTTCCAACTTGGCCGGTTTGCCAGAGAACTCCATGAACCGCCGGCAGATCACGTCGCAGTACGGTGGATCGATCTCCATCAGCCTTGCCCGCCGTCCGAGTTTCTCGCAGGCGATCAGTGTCGAGCCCGAGCCGCCGAACAGGTCCAGCACCGTCTGGCCCGCCTTCGACGAATAGGTCAGCGCCCGCGCGGCCAATTCGACGGGCTTCTCGGTCAGATGCACCATAGCGTTCGGACTCACCTTCTTCACGCTCCACACGTCCGTCGCGTTCGTGATCTCCGGGTTGAACCAGTGCGCCGCGCCTTCACGCCAGCCATAGAAGCACCACTCGTGATTGCCCATGAAATCCTTGCGGGTGAGCACCGGATGTTCCTTGACCCAGATGATGGCCTGCGAGAAGTAGAGCCCGCATTCGGCC